ACGATGGTGATACCATCACAGCAGCATTATTTAATAATGAGTTTAATCAACTATTAGCTGCATTTAATAATTCAACAGGACACAAACACGATGGTACAACAGCAGAAGGACCAGTTATAGGTCTTATAGGAGATGCTGGAGAAACTTCCCCAAACAACAAAGTATTAATAGATACATCAAACAATCATATAGAATTTTATGTAGAGGTCTCATCCTCTTCAGTACAACAATTAAGAATACAAGATGGAGCTATAGTTCCTATAACAGATAGCGATGTAGACTTAGGTACTAGCTCATTATATTTTAAAGATGCCTTTATTGATTCTATTACAACTACAGGTAATGTTTCAGTAGGTGGTAATTTAGATGTTACAGGTACAATAGATTTTAGTGACTCAGCTATTACTAATGTAGGTAGTATTCAACTAGATAGTATTGCAGGTGATGCTGATTCAAATACATCTATTACTTTTTCTGGCTCAGATGTTATTACAGTTGCAGCTGGAGGAGATAATCAAGTAACATTTACTAATGGTGCAATCGTACCTTCAACAGACAACGACATAGATTTAGGAAGTTCATCTTCAGAATTTAAAGATTTATTCATTGATGGTACTGCCAATATTGACAGCCTAGTTGCTGATACTGCAGACATAAATGGTGGTACTGTTGATGGAGCAATAATAGGTGGCTCAAGTGCAGCAGCTATTACAGGTACAGCCATTACAGGTACAAGTTTTGTTATTGGTTCAGCAGATATTAGTGAAGCAGAACTAGAAACTATTGATGGAGTTACAGCAGGAACTGTTGCAGCTTCTAAAGCAGTAGTAGTAGATAGCAACAAAGATATTGCAAGTTTTAGAAATGTTACATTAACAGGAGAACTAGATGCAGGTTCTTTAGATATATCTGGCGATGCTGACATAGATGGTACATTAGAGGCAGATGCTATTACAGTCAATGGTGCAACCCTAACTGAGTTTATTACTGATGCTGTCGGAGGTATGGTAAGTTCTAATACTGAAACAGGTATTGCTGTTACTTTTGAAGATGGCGATAATACACTTGATTTTGTACTTGGCTCATCACAAACAACAATATCATCTTTATTAAATACAAGTTTAGTTATTGGTAGAGATGCAGATAACGATATAGATTTTGCTACAGATAACACAATTTTATTTAGAGCAGAAGGAGCAGACCAAATAAAATTAGTAAATGGTGCATTAGTTCCAGTTACAGATAATGATATAGATTTAGGTACATCTAGTTTAGAATTTAAAGATGCTTTCTTTGATGGCACAGTTACATCTGATGCTTTTGCCGGTCCATTGACAGGTGATGTTACAGGTAATGTTTCAGGAACAGCAGCTACAGTAACAGGTGCAGCTCAATCCAATATTACAAGTCTTGGCACACTTACAACTTTAACTGTTGATAATGTTATTATAAATGGTACAACCATTGGACATACTGATGATACAGACCTAATGACATTAGCTGACGGGGTACTTACTGTAGCCGGTGAAGTTGATGCTGTTAGTTTAGATGTTTCAGGTGATGTTGATATTGATGGAACTCTAGAAGCAGATGCCATAACTGTTAATGGTGTAACTTTAGCAGAAACTATTTCTGATACTGTTGGAGCAATGGTATCTTCAAATACCGAAACTAATATTACAGTTAGTTATGATGATTCTGATAATACTTTAGATTTTGTAGTTGGTACACTTAACCAAAGCACTACAGGTAATGCAGCAACAGCAACAGCTCTTGAAACTGCTAGAAATATTCATGGAGTAAGTTTTGATGGTACTGCTAACATAGACCTTTCAGAAGTTATACAAGATACAGTTGGAGCTATGTTTAGTTCTAACACAGAGACAAACATTACAGCTACTTATCAAGATGCTGATGGTACTATAGATTTAGTAGCAGATGCTGCAACTTCTTTTGTAGTTGAGGATGATGATGGCACAGAAGTTACAATAGACAATGGTAAAGAACTAAAAATTATTGGTTCTGGTATTACTACAAACTTTACAGATACAAGTGATGGTTCAGACTCAGACCCATTTGATTTAACCTTAACAATAGATGCAGCTCAAACAGGTATTACCTCTTTATTAGCTACAGATATTAAAATAGGTGAAGACGACCAGACAAAAATAGATTTTGAAACAGCAGATGAGATACATTTTTATGCTGCTAATGCTGAACAAGTATTTATATCAGATGGTGTTTTTGGACCACAGACAGATAGTGATGTTGATTTAGGTACAACAGGTGTTCGTTTTAAAGATGCTTATGTAGATAGTATTACAGTAACAGGCGAAGTAGATGGTGCTTCATTAGATATTTCTGGTGATGCAGATATTGATGGTACTTTAGAAGCTGATGCGATTACTGTTAATGGCACAGCTCTTGATGAATTTATTCAAGATACTGTAGGTGCTATGGTATCATCTAATACAGAATCAGGTATATCTGTAACTTATCAAGATGGTGATGGAACATTAGACTTTTCAGTTTCTGGTGGTGGTACAACAATAAATAATAATGCAGACAATAGATTAATAACTGGTAGTGGCACAGCAGATACCCTTGAGGGAGAAGCTAATGCTACATGGAATGGAAACACTTTAGCTCTAACAGCAGGAGCAGGAAATACTGGTATATCTCTTACTGATGGCTCAACTAACTATGGTTTTATAGCAGGTGGTAATGCTCTTAAATCAGGTGGTAGTGCTAATGACTTTTCATTTAGAACAGATACTGGCTCTATAGACTTTTACACTAATGGTCAAAATTTAAGATTTGCTATTGAGTCGGATGGTGTAATTAACACAAGTGAATTAGTCCGTATTGGTAGTGGTAGCACATTTGAAAATGAAGCCTGTAATATTAAGAAAACTGGCAACAATGATGACGCAGTTTTAGCTTTAGACAGCGATACTGGTGATGCTTCTTTCTATAGATTTATAAGATTTTATAGAAAAAATTCTAACTCTAGTTTAGCTAAACTTGATTATGACCTTTCAGGAGATTCTATTTCATTAGCAGTAGAGTCTGATGAAAGATACAAAGAGATTACAGGACCAGCAGTAGGTTTAGATTTAATTTCTAGATTAGAGCCAATAAAATATACAAGAGAAGAAACAGGAGTAACTGATGGTTGTGGGTTTGGTGCACAATCCTACAAACAGGCTTTTGATGATATAGGAGAATATGCAAGAGGTGTCACAGTCGGTTCTGATACAGTTAAGTGGGAATTAGATTATGCACCATTAGTTCCAAATTTAGTCAAAGCTATACAAGAACAACAAGAACAAATAGAAGTATTACAAAATGAAATACAGCAACTTAAAGGAGAAGAATAATGGCAATAAATTTTGAATGGGATGTATCAGATTGTGAAGTTTATCCAAATAAAGATGGATTGTCAGATGTAGTTCATAAAGTAAATTATACACTAAAAGGAATTGATAGCTCTAATCAAGATGATAATGATAATAATTATTTTGCAACAGTTATAGGTAGAGTATATTTAGATACATCTGATTTATCAAATTTTATACCTTGGTCTGATTTAACACCAGAAATTGTACAAGGTTGGGTAGAAAATAATATGGGTTCTGAAAATGTTTTAGAACTTAAAAATCAAGTAGAAGCTAAAATAAATAATAAAATAAATCCAAGCTCTATAAATAAGGTGTTAGGATAATGGAATTACTAACACCATACATTATCTGGAATGTATTCATAACTTTGGTACTTGCTCCACTAATGTATAGTATTAGGCAAAATGCTTCAGAATTAAAAAGACAAGATATATTAATAAACAAAACAAGAGAAGAGGTCGCAAAAGAATATGTGACTAAAATAGAAGTCAAAGAAGATATGCAGAATCTTATCGACAGATTTGATAGGCTCGATGAGAAGATGGATAGATTATTTGAAATTAAATAATTTTTTATAGGAGAAAAAAATGAAACCAAAAATGTATAATAAGAAAGCTCAACCAGAGCAATTAGACCATTATGCACCTAACGGACCAATGCTTTCAGGTGATGCAAACTCAGGAAGCCAAGTTGGATTCGGTGGTAATGTCAGCATGAGTAATCCTGTTGGTGGTGTTAACGATGTAGTTAATCCTGAAAATCCAAGAGTATCTGGTGGTGCTAATGATATTGGTGCTGGATTCGGTGGAAGCCTAAGTGGTAATCCATCTGGAGGAGTTAACGATGTAGTTAATCCTGAAAATCCAAAAGTACCTAATAGTGGTAACATATATTTAAACGATAACGAATCAGTTTAATGCACAAAAGCAAAGGAGTAGCAATATTCGTGGCTATTGGTAAGCCTGTAGGTAAACTATTGCAAAAATTAAAGAGAAGAAAAAATGGCAAGACAAAGAGCAAAAAGTAATAAAAAAACATTAAAAGAAGTTAAAAAGAGACTTAAAAAACAAATTGGTGGTACAGGACCTTTAGGTGCTAGAGGTAGAGAATTACCTCCTAAAGATTTTGAAGACTCAGGTATTCCAAGAAAACCAGTTTTACCTACCACACCCACACCTACTGCTGCACCAGTTCCTGAAGCTCCTACTACTCCAGATACAGATAAAGGAACAGACGACCCTAATTTAGATTCACAAAAACAACAACAAGAAACTGAATCTGATAGAAGAGAAGCAGAAAAAAGAAAAGCTGAACAGGATAGAAAAAGAGCTGAAGAAGCTAGACAGAAAGCAATAGAAGAAGCAGCAAAAAAAGCTGCTCAAGAAGCTGCTGACAGAGCTAGTGATGATATAGATATTGATGGACCATTTCAAATAGGAGAAGAAAGAATATTTGGAAATCGTATCTTTGTCTGGAATGGAACCACTTTTGTTGATACTGGTAGAACAGTTGGTGATGATGGTGATGAGGGTAGTGCTGGTGACGAAGGTGACGATGGTGATGATGGTGACGATGGTGACGATGGTGAGGGTACAGGAGGCACAGGTGGTGCAGGTGATGAAGCCGGTGAACAAACATCGACAGACCCCGATGCTTTAAGAAAACAAATTGAAGATGCTGCAAAAGGAATTGTTCCAGAATCAATTAAAGCACCTGATGCTGTAAAAGTAGATGTTGGTACGGATGTTACAGCTGAAACTATAGATACTGCTAGAGTAATTGACGATGAAGACATAGTAAAAATTACAGCTCCTACTAATGAACAGGTAAGTAAAATTACAAATGTTGTAACTGCTGATATTCCTGAAGAAGCAAAAGTTAATCAAATAAAAGAAATATATCGTGTTCCAGAAAATGTAGCAATACAAATAGCTAGAGGAGAAGTAAAACCTGAAAGTTTATCAGATGCTGCAGAAGTTGAAAGAGTTAAAGCTATTGAAGCTGCTGAAGTACAAATAAAAGAAGGTGCAGTATCTAAAAGAATTACAGGTATATTAACTCCAGAATCAAAAGCTCAAGCAGCAAAAAATGCAGGTACAACTTTAGCCAGAGTTACAAGAGCTAAAAAACAATTAAGAAATGCTGGATTATCTGAAAATGATATATCAGAATTAGGTTCTGACCCAGAAGCTTTAGAAGATAGATTAACAGATTTTACAGAAGAACAAAGAGGAATAATTGAAGGATTACCTGAAGAAGCTTTAGTATCTAATCAATTAGATAGTTTATTACAAGGTATAGAAGAGGGAGAAATACCTATATGGGCAAAACCAGCTGTTGATAGTGTTGAAGCTATATTAGCTCAAAGAGGATTATCAGCTTCTACAGTTGGTAGAGATGCTTTATTAAATACTATTATTCAATCAGCTTTACCATTAGCACAATCTAATGCTCAAGCTATACAACAAGCAGTATCTCAACAAAGAGGTATTGAAGCACAGGCACTAGAGGCAAATGCACAAAGAGAACAACAGGCATCATTACAAAATGCTCAGAATGTTTTTGGATTAAATATGGCTCAGTTTAATGCTGACCAGCAAAGAGAGTTATCAAATAGTAAGTTTTTTCAAACTATTTCATTAGCAAATGCTGATAACACACAAAAGTCAGCTGTACAAAATGCTGTATTAATGTCACAGGCAAATCTTGCAGAGGCTAATTTTGCACAACAATCTCAAATTAATAATGCTAAAAACTTTTTAACAATGGATATGGCAAATTTAAATAATGAGCAACAAAGTTTTATGATAAAAGCTCAACAAGAACAACAAAGAATATTATCTAATCAAGCATCCGAAAATGCTAGAAGACAATTTAATGCAAAATCACAACAACAAGTTGAATTATTTAATAAGGAGTTATTTGCTCAAATAGAAAGATTTAATGTACAACAAGAAAACTTTGCTAGTCAGTTTAATGCTCAAGCTGAAAACGCAGCTGAAGCTAGAAGAGTTCAGAGAGATGTTGATATAGATAAAGCAAATGCAGCAATGGTAAATCAAATAAATCAATTTAATTCACAAATGGAATTTAATAGAGATAAATTTAATACAGCAAATAAACAAGCTGTAGCTCAATCTAATATGGCATGGAGAAGACAAGCTAATACAATTAACACAGCTGCACAAAATGCAGTTAATCAACAAAATGCTCAAAATGCATTTGCTATGACATCACAATCATTATCATTTTTATGGCAAGAGTTAAGGGACCAAGCTGATTTTGATTTTAGAGAAGCTGAAAATGCTAAGAATAGAGAAGCTCAACTTTATGCTACTGCTATCGCAAATGAAGCAAATGGAGCTTCTGATTGGAATAATATGACAGGTCAAGTTGCAGCATTAATTAAAAATTTATTTGGAGGAGATTAAAATGTTTAAAAAATTATTTAAAGGTATTAAAAAAGTATTTAAAAAAGTTGGTAAAGGTATAAAAAAAGTAGTAAAAGGTGTTGGCAAAGTTATGGGAAAAATTGCTAAACCTTTTCAAAAATTTGGTCTAGTTGGTCAAATAGCTTTAGGATTTATTATGCCTTGGGCTATAGGTAGTGTGTTTGGTGGTTTAACATCTACTGCATTTGGAACTTTTGCTCAAGGATTAACTCAGAGTTCTAATATTTTTGCTAAAGCAGCTGGATATACTTTTAAAGGTATTCATTGGGGAGCAACTAAAATTAAAAATGCTTACAATTTTATATCTGATAAAATATCTCAAGGCATTGAAACTATGACTGATAAAGCAAAAAATTTATTTGGACAAGGTGCTGATGCTTCAAACTTAATAGAAGATTCTGTAATAAATGCTCCTGAATTTGATAAAGATTATGATTTTTTCAGACCAAAAACAACACAAGAAATTATACAAGACAATTTAGAAAATGTTGGTGTAGATACTGCAACTAAAGTTGCTACAGAAGTTGCTACAGAACAAACTTTTGGTCAAAAAATTCTAGGTGCAGCAACAAGTGGTGCTGTATCAGGAATAGAAAAAGGTGCTAAAAGTTTTGTATTCGATGCTATTGCTGGAGATGAAGGAGAAGGTGGTAGTTATGGTGGTTACATAGCTGACTTTATGGACCCTGATTTAGATGAGTCATTAATAAATAGTGTAGACTTTGCTCTACAATCAGATGGATATAATTATGGTGGACCATCTTATCAGTATAATGTTGAAACAGGTGGGTTTGGTCAAGATGAATATAGTAAATGGTTTGATAGAGGTACAGCGTCTGTTGCATAGTAAGGAGATTAAAAATGGAAAAATTAAAATTTGCAGATTATGATAAAGAAGGTTTAGATTTTTTAGCAAATCGAGGAAGACCTATTCCCGGACAATCATTAACAAACGACCCAGATAATCCTTATCCTTGGGAAAGTCCTACAGAATTTACAAATTTACAATCTGCTACAGATGCATTATTTGTAGAATTAACTGAACCTGAAGTTTATGAATCAATATTAAATATGATACAATCAGGAGAGTCTATTGCTAATGTGGCTCAAATAGTATTATATGATGGTTTTCAAAAAGGTATGTTTAATCCAGATTTACTTATGTTACTTATTGAACCTACTATGTATATACTTATGGCTCTATCTGAAAAAGCAGGAATTGATGATTACAAAATTTATGATGATGAAGAAGAAGATGAATTTGATACCAATGAGCAACTAGAGGGTATGGATAAAATTATGGATATGGCTCAAGAAAAGTTTACCTCTACTATGAAAAAGGGAGTTATTCCAAGAGAAATAGAACAAAAAATAGAAAGGTTAGAAATACCTGAAAGAAAAAGTCTATTAGAAAGAAATGAACAACCACAGATAGAAAAACAACCAGACAGTTTGTTAGATGAAGGAGAAAAATAATGGCACAAGATATAAAAGCTTTAGGTGAATCTTTACTTGGTCAAGCTAAGAAAAGAAGAAAAAAATTAGAAAAAAGACAAAAAATATTTTCAGGATTAATGCTAGGTGTTAGTGTTGGTAATATATTTTTACGAAGACAAGCTGAAAAAAGAATGAATCAATTTATAAATTCGAATGCAGGGGTATTACAAAATCAAAAAAGACAATTCACACAAGGAGTTAATTTTTGGAATGACCATGAAAGTATGATGAAAACTTATGGTATGGGTTCATCAGATACAGATTGGGAAAATGCTTTTAAACAAAAACAATATGATTTTTATAAAAAAAGAGATTTGGATGGTATATCTTTAGACAAATTAACAAGTACAAGAAGAAAAGAGTTTGAACTAGAAGTAGATAAGTTAATAAAAGACGATATAGAAGGTTACAATAAAAAAATGGATTTATTCCAAAATTTTGAAAATATAGAAAACACTTCAGAAAATAGAAAACTTTATATGAAACCACTTACTGATGAACTTCTAAAAGGTTCTAAGTTAATTCAAAAAGAAGGAACAGTGGGTAATTTTTTACTTAATAAATTAGGATTAAAAAAACGAGGTTTAGAAACAGTAAAATTAGGTAACACTGAAGTTGTAATTCCAGAGGCTTTAAAGGATGAAGATAGAGATATTTTAAGAAAAAATATTGTTAGAAACGAAGTGTTTGCTAAATCTTTAGATGATATAAATAAAAATATTCAATATGTACCTTTAAGTAGTGACAATATTAAAAAGTTTACTGATGCAAATTTAGTATCATCAAAACCTGATGCATCATTTGTTACAGAAGTTACTCAGGCTTTAAATGCTAATGCTAAAAAAAGAAGTCAAAATTTAGTAGGAGTAGCTACATTTAATAGTTCGTTTGGTAAAGACAAATCATTTTATCAAATATATAATCAAATATTAAAAGGTGATACAAGTGGAGCTTCAAACGAAGCATTTCTATCAGAAGTTTATGCTTTTGCAGGACAAGCTAAAAAAGAGTTTGAAGATAATCCTGATAATATAGGTAAGGTAGTAGTACCTTCTCAGTTTGTAAAAGAAGGAATACAATTAGCTATATCTAACAATCCAACATTATCCTATAAAGAAAGTGCAGAAGAAATTGTAGAGAAAAGAGAGTTTCAGTTAGATGTTGATTTTTCTAATGAAGAATTTAGTATAGAGAAAGAAGACCCTGTAACTGGAGTAGTTAAACCTTTTAAATTTAAACCTTTAAATTCTATAGCATATTTTACAAAATTAGCAGAAACAGACAAAAATCAATTTGTAAAAGAATTTGCAGAATATGAAAACGATTTAAAAAGTATAGATATGCCTGAACAATTTCTAGCATCAAGAGATAAACATTTAAATATAATTAGAGGCTTGATAGATATTGAAAAAGAACAAATAATTCAAGGTAGTCCACTATCTGTAGAGTTTTTAACAGAGTATAAAACTAGAGAAGAAAAATCTCTTTTAGAAAATATACAAAGATATAATAAACAACTTGAATTAGGAGATAGAAGTGAGTTATCTGGAGAAGTTGGATATATAAGAATGGCAAAAAATGCTTTAATTAAAAGAGCTAAAACTATTTTTGAATTTTCTGATAATGTTACAGATGATGAAATTTTTAATTTCTTAAAATCTCCACTAGATTCAGAAATAAAACCTGATAATTTTGATAGTTATAAAAATCTTTTTCAACAATAATTAAAATAAAATGAGTGAACCTAATCTTTATGAAAGAATTAATGCTGATTATTTGTATGGTAATACAGATATAGATTCTTTAGTTGAAGATGAAGATGAAAAAAAGAAATTAGAAGAAGAGCAAAGACAACTAGAGGAAGAACTTAAAAAAGAAAGTGAAACTTTAAAAGAAATTGAAGAGCAAAAAGTTTTAAAAGAAATACAAACGCAAGAAGAAGTTGAAAAATCTGAAAGTTTATATGACAAAATAAATGCTACAGAGCCAACTGCTCTAGAAGATATATCAATTAGCAGAAGATTACAATTTGGTGGTAGGCAAGAACCTACAATTTTAGGAAGCACCAGTAGACTTGGTGAGGCTTTTTTCACATCTCTTTTTTCAGATGAAAGTTACAATGAAGCTGTAAAAAGAATAGAACGAGAAAGACAAACAAAAATATTTCAAGATTATCCAGAGTTTTTTGGTAAAGCAGAAGACCTTACAGTTCTTAGTGGTAGAATGGGAGTTGCTTTAGCAGACCCTGTAACTTTTCTTTTACCTTGGACAAAAATTGCTAAAGCAGGTAGACTTGCTTCAATCGGAGCAGGTTCAGCTTTTGCAGCATCAGATGCCACTGCCAGAGAACTATCTTTATATGGTGAAATTAGTCCTAGTATAGTAGGAATCTCTGCTGTTTTAGGTGGAGGAAGTACAGCACTAGGTTCTGTTTTAGCTAATAGATTAAATATAAATAACAATAAAAATGTTATAAACGCACCTACAAAAAATAATCAAGTTGAAAAAGTTTCTTTAACTAATCAATCTGTTCCTTTAGTTCCTAAGTTAACAAGAGATGAGGCTAATGCTTTTATAAAATTAGAAAGAGAACTATACGAAGAAAATTTACCATCTATAAAAAAAATATCAGAACAATACACAAGTGTAGGAGAGCTATACACAAAATATGATTTACTCAAAAAAAGTATATTAGATTCTAGAAATAAAATAAGAAAAAATCTTGTAGCAGTAGATAAAGTTACAAAGAAAGATTTAGTTTACTCAAAAAAAACAAAAGATAAATTAGCTCAAGTAGTTAGAGCATCTAAAGATTTAACAAGAGTTGAAGCTGAAAAACTATTAGACTTAATTAAAAGTCAAACAGCTTTACAGAAAAAAATAAAAAATGAACTCTATAACATTCAGTTTAATAAATTACCAGAAGAAGTTTCCATAGTAGGAGCAAATTCATTTTTAAAAGCTTGGCAAAAGGGTGTGCTACCAGATAATAAATTTGGTCAAAATTTAGTAAGGGCTTTAATTCACGAAATAACTCAACCTTTATTTGGTGCAACTGCAGGTGGATTGGTTGGTATTTATCTAGAAACTGATGATGATGATGATAATTTAACAAGAGGTTTAATGGCAGGAGCATTTCTTGGAGCAATCTCAAAAAGATTATCTTTAGCCCAATACAAAGTTATTCCTACAAGACTAATAAAAGAGGCAACAGGAGAAACTTCTAGAGTATTCAGACAAAGTTATCTTAGTTCTATGAAAGGTATATTAGCTGGAACACATGCTGCTGGATTACAAACAAAAAATCCTGTTCTAAGAAGATTTGGAATGGACACATTTAGAAATCAAGGAGCTAATCAAAAAACTGGAGAAGCTATAAAAGATTCAGCAGAGGGTAATTTTGACATAGCTGAAGATTTTTTTAGAGGTAAATTATTTGACATATTCCAAGATGCTGACGAGGATTTAGTGTTAGCTGTAGGTAGAATTGTTCAACAAAGAAATATGCCTAAAAAATCAAAATTTAGTTTTTTAGAAAAAGGTGATTTACAAAATAAAGAAGCTGTAAGATTAGCTAATGAATTAAATAAATTAGATAACACTTTTAAACAATATGTAAAATCAACAGGAATACAATTTGAAGAAGCTGATGCTTATGGATTAACTCAACTACTAGATACAAATGCAAACACACAAGAATTATTTGAGGAATCTGTAGATATTTTAAAAGAAGCTTTTAAAATTCAAAGCAAAAATCATAAAGGTAAAATTGTTTCAGGTTTTTCAAAATATAATACTAAAACAGGTAAGTATGAACCTATAAAAGTTTTATCTGATAAAGAAGCAGAAAAAATAGCAATACGATATTTACAAAATTCTGACAGTTCAAAAAGACACATGCTAGTTAATTCATCAAGTCTTGATAGTGATGAAACAGCATCAATATTTTTAAGAAGTGGTGGTAAATCTTTATCTGACAAAAATCAAACTGCTATACAGTCAGCTAAATTTTTTGAAAATGAAAGAGTTTTATTTGACCAAGAAGCAAGGGCTTATGCTAAAAAATTATTTATTCAAGACCCACTAGAGACACATTTAAGTTTATTTGAAAATACAATTAGAGTTGCTGAATTTGCTAGAAAATTTGGTGATAAAGGTCAAGGTATTCGTGTACTAAGAGAGCAACTTAGAAATTATTATAATAGTATAGCTGCTAAACATACGACAGGTAAAATTAAAGATTTTACAAAAATTAAAACTTTATCAAATTTATACAAAAAAGATATTGCTACTTTAGAAAAAAGTATAAATGGTTATTTCGGAGTTTTTAATAGAAGTGTCGATGGAAGTATTGGAGCTATAGGAGGAGATGATTTGCAAAGAACTCTTCTTCTAAGTTTAACAGCAATGTTATCTATGACTAAATTAACAAAAGTAGCTCTACCATCATTAGGTGATATTTTACAAACTATGCAAAATAGTGGATTTAAAGCAGCATATAAAGGTTTAGCAAATTATAGTAAAAAATCTTTTGGTAAAAAAGAATTAGCATTACGAACACAACCTGAAGGAGTTTTTGGAAGAGCATTTTCAGGTAGAAAATATAATGGAGCTTTAGAAAAGGAGTTGTCAGCTTTTGCACTTAGAGCAAGTACAGCTGATAGTAGAAATGCTAAAATACAAAGAAGTTTAGTTGATTGGCAAAGAAACTTTTTTGAAGTAATTCAATTAGGTAGAGTAACTAGATTTGCTAGAGAATATGCGTTTGATGCTGGTGTTTATAGAAGTTTTGATTTAGGAAAAATTTTAAATAGAAAAGGAAAATTATCAAGGGCTCAACAAAGAGAAATTGATTTGTTTGGTTTAAACAAAGAACAAATGCAATATTTAGGAAAATTTAAAACTTTAGATGATGCTTATTCTGACAGTCTTGGAAAGACATATTTAAATCAATCAGGTAGAAGAAGTGCTGATAGAGATGCTTTAATACCACAAGTAGGTAATAGAAGATTATTTTCACAATCAGAAGACCCTCTTATGAGATTTGCAGGAAGTTTTTTATCTTGGGCTCAAGCAAAAGTTTCACAAACATCCTCATTAATAAGAAGAATTGAAGATGGAGATGGTAAATTAGCTTTAACTATGTTAACAGTGCTACCACTTTATGCTGCTGTTAGAGATGCTTATGTTTTTGTCAACCCTAATGCACAATTTAGAGAAGAGGCTGGTGGATTTTTTGAAGCTTTATCTGAAGGAAATGTTGATAAGTTTGTAAAATCTATAGCTGATGCTGCTGTTTTTTCTGGACAAACAATGCCTTGGTATATAGATAAAATGGTAAATTCTTATAAATTTTATGGCAATGATGCTATCGAATCAGTTTATCCTATTGTAGGTCTTATTAATAGTATATTTAGAGAAGTAGGTTCTGATAAACCACTAGCAGCAAAAAGTATTGCTTTAGTAGAAGAAACAATACCATTTGGAAAAGACATAGTAAGAAGTCAAGCGATTGGAGAGATTATTGGTTTAGAAGATGATAGAACAATAAAAGAAGAACTTGAAATACAAAGTTCAGGAAATGTACCTATGTCTACAGGTGGAGTAGTTAGACAAAGATACACCAAAGGTCAAGGTGTTATGTCTCAAGAAGGACCAAAAGTTCCAAATAGTAAAGAAGACCCAGCTGAAGCCATCAATCCTAGAACAGGATTAACCTATGAAGGTAAAACTCCAGTCGAACAACAGATGGAAGATTTACTTGAAGAAAGAATAGGCTTTGCTAATGGTGGTGAATATGAATCAAAAAGTGTTATTGATGAGTTAACTAAACAGTTTATGAATGCTCAAGAACAAAGAAATTTTGAAGCTGATGCAGCTGATAGTTTAAATAAATTAGTAAGTGAACAAAGATTACCAGAAGAATATAAATTAAATATCACAGGAAATAAAGATAAAGTTAGATATGTTAAAGGAAGTAATGAAGCTTTTAATGCTTTAAAACATTATAACTTAGGAATAAAATATGGTGATAGTGTTTTAGGAACTACCCTTATAAATGCAAGGGAAGTTGGTCAAATACTAACACAAGGTCGATTTCTTGACTCGGCTCAAGATATTCAAAATAATATAAAAGGTATAACTTTTCTGCGTGAAGCTAAAGGAAACAAACAAGAAGCTTTAATGTTGGCTTTAAATGATATTGAAAAAAGATACAAAACAAATAAATGATATTATACACTGAAAAACAACTTGACCAAGCTTGGCACTCCGATTGTAAAAAAAGAACACTAAACGATAAGCCTTGGTTATCAAGAGAAAACTATAGACAACTTTTTGAAGGTTGTTTAGATTTTAAAGTAGCAGGAATGCATCAAGAAAGTAAATACTATTTAAAAACTTTTGATGTTCATATACCAAGATATATATTAGAAACAATAGAAGAAACAATAACTGTAGAATCAGAGGAGTAATATGGGATTCCCTTTTGAAATAATAACAATGTTAGCATCTACTTTATTAAGTAGTGTACTTAGCCTATGGTCAGAAAGTAGAAAAGCTAAACAACAAGAACAAATGGCTCTAATAACTAGAGGCAAGTTTCAACTAAAGGCTATTGATGCAGCTCGTAATGTTAAGAGCCAAGGCTTTCAATGGACAAGAAGAATCATAGCTTTAGTTTCTGTTTTTGCTATAGTAGTTTTCCCAAAACTCGTAGCAGTATATTACCCAGAAGTTTCAGTTACTGTAGGATATACAGAGTTCAGACCCGGATTCTGGTTCTTTACCAGTGACGAAGAAGTATTCAAGTGGGTAACTTTTAAAGGTTTAGTAATAACACAACTAGATACAAACCTAGTATCAGCTATTATAGGAATGTATTTTGGTGGTAGCCTAGTAAGAAGATAATGGATGATTTTAAAAAGGTTGTACTAGCCTTTTTAGTATCTTTCTGTTTTTTACTAGGATGGTTTATTGGTAAACTTATACTTGTATTTTACTATATATTTTTTTCACACTTTAGATAATGGATGATTGCAGAGAAAAACTTGAGATAACACTTTTATGCCTTGTATTTGTAGGTATGCTAATTGCGTTGTCAGCTTGACAAATTTGTAAAATAACAGTATAATAAAAAGAGCAATAGGGCAAAAAGCATATTGCATAATTTAACTTGCTTAATAAGGAGTGAAATATGACAAGTAAATTTCTTTTGGATTTAACACATCCATCTTTTAGCAAATCCTTAATCGGGTTTGATTCGTTATTCAATGAGCTATCTAAGTTACAAAATTTAGATAGAGAATCTAATAGTTCTTATCCACCTTATAATCTTTATAGGGATGGTGAAATATATACAATAGAAATGGCAATGGCAGGTTTGTCTTCTAAAGATATTGATATTGAATTAAAAGAAAGGGTATTGACTATTTCTTATGAAAAGAAAAATGATGATAATGATATAGCTGTCCATAAAGGTCTAGCTAATCGTTCATTTAGAAGAAGTTTTAATTTAACAGAAGATATTGTTGTTAATAAAGCTTCACTAAAAAATGGATTACTTTCTATAGTTTTAGAAAAAATTATACCTGAAGATAAAAAACCTATCAAAATCAAGGTTTCTTAATCCAAAAGCCCTCGAAAGAGGGCAATTCTTTATCTCAGGCTCTCAGAGGCTGTCTAACAAAAATCATAAGATATTCGACTCCTACTATTCCTAATAGTAAAAGAATGTCTTACACACGATTCTATGAGGTCAATTTTTAAAAAATATTAATTTTTTATAGCATTAATCTCATTTTCTATCTGATGATGTATTTTATCAATTTTAGTTCTACCTTCTCTTATTATTGTTTGAATAACTTTTAAATCGTGTCCAGAAAAAACTTTATCAGCATACTCATAAGGTAATCCTGATATTTCTCTAACCAATTTTCCAGAGGTGTCAAACAATATTTTATAAGATAGAATGTTTGCTTCTTGATTATTTTCCATTTTATATAATTTGATTTATTAAATTGTTTATTAGTAAAGATAAACCGACAGCATTTAATATTATTAATGCTCTATCTTTCCACATTAAGCCAACAACTAGCCACGAAGTAACTCCTGTTATAGATAATAACAAGTCAGTATAAATCATACCATCTACTCCTCGCATGGACATAGCAACTAATATTAATATACTACCTGCCCATTTGATATACCAAGATATATCTCCTTTAGGTGTTGCTGACTTAAATATTCTTTTAGAATTTAGTAATTCTTTACTGTCAAACTTTTGCTTACTCATTGTTTTCAATATTAGAAAAAGTTACTAAATCTTGTTTACCTCTTAATCCTGCTTTCATGTAAGTAGTTGCCCTGCCTTCAAAAAAGTTTTGATGCTCTATACCCATAACTTCATCTAGCCAAGGTAAAGGGTTATCTTTTTGATTATAGTTAGGCTTTAACCCTAGCTGTAATAATCTTCTGTCTGCAATGTATCTGTTGTATTTATACATATCTTGTTTAGTAAGTCCTTCAATGTCGCCCATTTCAAATACTAAATCTAAAAACTTATCTTCAAGTTCAACCATTTGTCTACAGATGTCGTAAAGCTCTTTCTTAAAATCATCTGTCCATATTTCTATGTTCTCTTGAATAAACTCTCTAAATAGTTTAGTCATGGCTTCAACATGCATTGACTCATCACGAATAGAATATGTTACAATCTGTCCCATACCTTTCATCTTACCAAATCTAGGAAAGTTTAATAGTATTGCAAAGCTACTAAATAATTGTAGTCCTTCTGTAAATGCAGAATAAACTGCTAAAGTTTTAGCAATAGTTTCTCTTTTAGCTTTCTTAGGTTTAAAGTTACCAACATAATCATGTTTATCAGCCATCTCTTCATAATCAGAAAAAGCTTTATACTCAATATCAGGCATACCAACTGTATCTAATAGTAAAGAATAAGCATGTTGATGTATTGATTCCATATTAGCAAAAGAACTCATCATCATTCTTGCTTCTGGTTTTTTAAATATAGGCATATATTTATCTATATACCCTGCTCCAACATCTACATCTGACTGTGTGAATAATCTAAATATTTGTGTCAGTAGATTTTTTTCATTGTCTGATAAGTCTTGCCAATCTTTTACATCTGTATGTAAAGGTACAGACTCAGGCATCCAATGCATTTGATTTTGTAAAAAGTAGTAATCGAACATCCAAGGATATTCAAAAGGTTTGTAGTATTCTCTAGTTGTTAATAAACTCATTCATCCTCCTCTATAAAATATGTGTTTAAAACTTCAAGCTTGTCATGGTAATCTGCCATATATCCAAGTTCTTTTTCCATAGTTTCCATAATATCAGAATGCTCTCCTACTCCTACACTTTTTTGCAGATAGTTTTCTACATTCATTCTATGTTTATGTAGCTGTCCTGTAAAGTATTGTTTTAATACATCAATACTTATGTTTCTAAAATCATCCATACTATTCTAATTCATTTTCTATAAAGTCAGCTAAAGTATTTATATCTGTATCAGATAAGATACTAGCTTGACTCCACATTGTAGAACTCATTCCTCCTCTGGTTTCTTTGTTCCTATACTGTGTTAATGCTTCAATAATGTAAGCCTCGTTTTTACCAACTAAAGATGGAAAAGCTCCTACTCCTTGTCCATTTTGTCCATGACATGCAGCACAACCACCCCATAAGCCTCGAATATTTGAGTAAGGGTCAGCTGCTGCTTGTTCATTTTTTTCCTTTAGTTGTTCTAATAAAGACCCATGTTCTTTAATATAATTAGTGTAACACTCATCATAACATCCATGTACTCTACTATGTCCCTTGTACTCAAGATTAGTTGACACATAGTAAATAATAGATACTAAGAATATTATAATTAATGTTGGAAATTTTAAATTGTTCATGCTTCTTTATCTAAGTTCCATTTAGCTCTTTTTTCGTAGTTAGGTTTAGATATTTTATTCCAAAACCTTTTTCTTTCTATATCACTTTTTAAATCTACATACCACCTATGTCCATCTCGTTCAGCATCTAAAAAGATTGCTCTTGTAAAAAGTAAAGGTATTATGACAGAGCAATGTATTGCAAAAGATAATATGCTATTATATCCATACCATCCTAAGTAATAAGTTGCTACTAATCCAAAAAAGAAAGACCATATTGTAAATAATATTAAAGTAAAATAGGCTTGAATAGATGGTTCAGGAATGTATTTTAATGGATTATATCTATTATCCATAACTAACTTCCAACACTCATCAATCCAAAACATAAATTGTAATATTTTATTTTTCATCCTTGTCCTCTATATTTTTTAAAACTTCTACGAAAGTTTTTATTCATGGTAGAAGTTGCTAAATTTCTTCTACCTTGACTTGTTTTCTTACCTCTGACACCTGTAACCGGTGTGTGACTATTTGTTGTACTCCACTTAGCTGCCATTATCCCTCACAACTTATACATTCAACCTCATCTAATTTAATACGAGGTACTTTAATATTTACATTTTCTGTAGACCTTGCAGCATTAGACCTAAAGTAATACAATGATTTTAACTTATGCATACCATACCAATGAACATCATTTATGTATTGTATGTATTCATTATGCACACCTTGGTCAGCTGTAGCACTTGGTAAATCAAAAAATAGATTTACACTCTGAGCCTGACATATAAACTCTTGTCGTTTATAAGCATGTTCTATAACCCATATCTGATTTATTTCACTTGCTGTTTTAAATACTTCTTTTTCATTATCTGTAAAAATATCTATACTTTGTATTGAGCCTTCATTAGCAGATATTTCTTTCCATAGTTTTTCTCTCTTCTTTTTAGAAAGTTTCTTTCTGTTTATTGTTTTTTCTAAATATCTATTTTTAACTTGGTAAGTACCTGAGAGAGTTTTGTGTGTATATATGTTAGCACGATATGGCTCAATCGAAGGAGATGTCCCACCACAAATAATACTAGAAGAGGCATTAGGAGCAACAGCGATAAGATGCACATTCCTAACATTACTAGAACCTGCATCAGGGCATGACCCACGCATGTCTGCCAAGTCTTGAGTTGCTTTAGTAGCTTTACTATTAATGTGTTTAAACAGTCTATAGTTAATTCCTGTTGCTTCCATACCCTCAAAAGGTACATTTTTAGATTGTAAGTAGGCATGAAAACCCATTGCTCCAAGACCGATTGACCTTTCTCTGTATGCTGAAAAGGCTGCTTTTTGATAACCCTCTTTTTCTTCTTTGATGTAGTTTGTAAATCTTTTGTAGTTGGCATTATATTCTCCTAGTTCTTCTATGTCTACAATGTTTTCTATAAAATGTTGAATGACATTATCCAACATAGTTATTAAGTCTGATATAAAAAGTTTATTATCTTTCCACTCATCAAACTTTTCTAAATTTACACTAGACAAACAACAAACTGCTGTTCGTTCTTCATTAGTAGCCAGTGTTATTTCAGAACATAAATTACTTTGTTTTATTTCTAAGCCTAAATCTTTTTGACTTTTTGGCAAATGTTCATTACAAGTATCTATGTTTATTAAATATGGTTCTCCTGTTTCTGCTCTTGCATTTATAAGTTGCCACCATAAAGAACGAGCATTAATAGTCTTAACAGGTTTATTTGTTTTAGGGTCAATCAATCTCCAATCTTCATCATTTTTTATAGCTTTCAAAAAATCGTTAGTGATGTTTACACCATTATGTAAATTTAAACATTTTCTATTTATGTCTCCACCTGATTCTTTTCTCATATTTAAAAACTCTTCTATCTCTGGGTGAGATATATCTAAATATGCAGCATAAGAACCTCTTCTTGTAACACCTTGGTTAAAGGCTAACATTTGTGAATCAACTACATGCATGAATGGTATGCAACCAGTAGACTTACTGCCATTAGAAGTAGATACCCCATTGCTACGCAAATCCCCCCAATATCCACCGATGCCTCCACCTGCACTTGCCAACCATATATTCTCGTCATAATGAGCAGACAAACCAACCCTACTGTCAGGTACATAATTAAGAAAACAGCTGATAGGTAAACCACGACTCGTTCCTCCATTACTAAGGATAGGAGTGCTAAACATGAACCAATGTAGGGAACTATAGTCATACAGTCGTTGAGCCAATTCAAAATCGGTGTTATTTTTATATGTTGCTGCAAATACTGCAGCCCTTGCCAAAGCTTCTTGAGCATGTGTTTCCTCCTTCCAGAAATATCTATCTCTTAATGTATCTAAACTAAATTTATCTAGCTTAGACTCTCTATTATAATCTATTGTAATACCTAAGTATTCTTTTCTTCCAACTTTATCCATATTATTAATTTAAATAATTATTATCATCATCTCCTTTTAAAAATCTTTCTTCTTCATCATGCACATACAACATAATTATAGCATAGTGTAATATCTTCATTAGGTCTTTTCTATTCTTGCCATCTTTATTACCATATCGTTTAGCATACTTCATAATATTACCAATACAAAATCCCTCTCCATGTCCAGAGTCGATGATAACATCAGTAGCTTGGTATTTATCTGTAGCATAGTGTTGTCCATAAGTATCATAAATATAATTTTTTAGTTCTTCTATTAACTCATTTTCATTAAACTTATACATTTAAACCTCCTACTATATCTTGTAATGTTATGCTAGGATTTTTCTTAACTTGTTTATAAAACCATCTTAGTGAATAGGCACTTAATATAAATCTGTTGTTAGCATATATGTGTGTTTGTTCTGGTAAAAACTCTTTTAAATTTTTCATAGTAATTTTATTAACATCTTCTCCATCTGGAACCATAGTTTTTAACCACTCAATAAGTAGTTCTTTACTTCTTCTTCTTAATTGTTTAGCTTTTTTACCTCTCATATTTTATCTCATCTACTTTTGGTGGATTAGGTGTGTCGGTAAAGTAAGTCAATCCTCTTGCATACTTAAACACTCGTAAACCTTGTCCATCATTTGCATCTTTATGACACTCAAACTTATGTCTGCAATAAGTACATTCTCTAGGTAATTTCATATTACCAGATACACCTTCAGGTATAGTATTATAACATAGGTCGGGGGGTGTGTCAAGGGCTATAACACTTTTAACATCTTTTATTTTCTTCTTAATATTTGGCTTGTCAAAATTAGAAGGTTGAAATAAAGCTAACTCTCCACTCTCTTTATTAAGAGCTAAGAAAGCACCCTTCTTTGTTCCTTCAGCTGACTCATATCCGGTAAGTTGTGCCATGTAGCCAAAGGTATCTTCTTCTGCTAATGTTCCATCTTTAAATTTTCTAAACCCATAACCAGATGCAGTTTTAACATCAACTACTTCGCCATCTATGATGCAATCCATGTGACCTTTAACACCACTAACCTCGATAGCTTTCTGTTCTCCCTCTACTTTATGACCAGATAGCTTTACTAAAAATAAAACAATCTCTTCTAATAAGTGTCCATATAAAAACTTTATAAAAACTGAGGGTGGTATTTTCTCTGGTTCTTTATCCGACTTTATATCAAACCAAAGTTGTCTAAGTGGTCTACCAATATTAGACATTCTTAAATTTGCATTACTACGAGGCTCTGGATTTGACCACTTTCGTAGTATGTCTTTCATTGACTCTCCGAACTTGTCAATGTTCTCCTCTTTAATGTCTAATGAACCACCCTCGCCAAGGACAGAAAGTTTTTCATATATATCTTCTACTAATGTATCTAGTGTTTTTTTACTCATCTTTTATTTCTTTATATGATTTTACAACATCAGTTGAAAATAACTTTAACAGATTTACAAGATACATACGACTTGCATTATTGTCGCCACCTGCTACACTTCTAAAATAATCTAACTTAGAAACTATTTTCTTTAGTGTAGAAGTTTTAAATACTAATGTGCAATATTCATCTTTACCAATACAAAGATTATGAAACCAATAGTCTGATTCAGTTGCCATAATACCTGATGGTTTATTCCAACACTCATATTCAATAGCTATATTGCCTGTCTTTTGCCAAATATCTCTTTCAGATTTAACTTCTATTTTAGCTTTAGAAAATATATCTGCTATCTTATCTTCTCTAATTTGACCATACTCTAAATCTATGTCAAACTTTTTTCTATCTTTCTTAGTGGGTTTCACTCCAATTACCTCCTACTTTGTACTCTCCATCCAGAGGACATCGTAAATTAAAATGTTTTCCTGACTCTACGATTGACTTAACTGCCATATCTCCAAAGAAGTCAGCGTACTCTTCTTTTACTTCAACCTGCCATTCATCGTGTATGTTAGCAACAAATTTATAATCTATATTATTACATGTTGCCCACTTGTCTGCTAATGTTAAAGCTTGTTTCATAACAATCGCACCTGCACCTTGTAGTAAACTATTTAAAGATGCATGTGCATTTCGTATATATATCTTTCTACCATCTAAAGCCTTGAGATATTTCTTTGTTGCTGCTCTTTGAACTCTATCTCGAAGTGATTTAAATGATGGTTTATTAGCAAAGAAATGTTTTCTAATTCTCGAACCATCTGCTTTGTTCCCTCCAACCACTTTGCCAAGTTTTTCATCTCCTGCTCCGTACATGAGGGCATAGATGAATGTTTTCGCCTGATTTCTTGATTTAAGTCCTGCAAGTTTTTGATTAGAGCTGTGTACATCTCCGTTGATAATTTCATTAATAAACTCCTCGTCATTCATGTAATGTGCTAACATTCTTATTTCAAGACCACTAGCATCAATACCTACTAATTTATACCCTTCGTCTACTATCCAACAAGCTCTACACTCTTCCCCATAGGGAGAAGCTAGACTAGGAACTTGAGCCATGTTAGGATTTCTGTGTGTCATTCTACCTGTTATAGTACCATTAGGAATAACAAAGCCATGCACTCTGTTATCCTCTTCAACTGCTTCAATCCATGAATCAATTTGTGCTATTCGTTTTTGTAGTAATAAAAACTCTGCTATTAAACCTGCCTCATGGATATGAGTTATCTGAGATAAAGTTTTCTCATCAACTATAGGTTGATTGGTGGGAGTAAATCTTTCAGGTTTCCAACCCATCTCTATAAGATACTCTCCTATTTGTTTTCTTGAGCCTAAATTAAATGGCTCTAGTTTTCTTCTCATAAATGGCTCAAAATCAGTATTGGCTAGGCATTTATCATACTCATCATCTGTTAGTCCCCTCTTTGATAGTGAGCCATCTTTTTTAATGTAAGGTTTAACTATTCTATCATCAACCCATCTAGGCTTGAATGTTTTATGAACCTCATCTTCTACACTCTGTAATCGTTCTCTTAACTGTGCAAGTAATAAGGTAGCTGATTTACTGTCAAATTTAAATCCATTTGTTTCTTGTTGATTCATTATTTTTACTACTTGATGCTCTAAGTCTACACTCTCTTTAGAAAATCCTCTAGATTCTATCTGTAATCTTTTATATACTAAAGTATTTAACTGTACATCTCTGACACAATAGGTAAGCATCTCAGTAGAGTAATTTTGATAATCCTCAAACTCTATCTTGCGATATGATAATCTATAACCCCAATTATCTAGGCTATGTCCTCCCTCTCTTGTTGGGTTAAACAACCTAGATAATACTAAAGTATCTACCACATTGTCCGTAAGTTTAATATTACCAAACTTTTCAACCATAGGTATGTCAAACCCTAAAACATTATGACCTATCAACTGTTCAGCACTTTGTAAAAACTTATACCCCTCTTCTAGTTTATCAGGAGGAAACTTATAAATTTTATTAGTGTCTATATCTTGTGCTACAATACACCATATCTTAGTAGCATTTAGGTCGTCTGTTTCTATGTCAAATATTAATCTCAAAATGCATCTCCTTGTTCAGATTTTAAATCGTCAAAATCATCTACAACTTCTGCTAACCTGCCGGTATCTCCATCATATAGTAAATGAGTAGCAAGTCCTACATCTCCTGTGTATCTTGATTTTAGTATTCTAACTTTTGTTGTTCTTGACTCTTCAGGGTCAGTAGCCTGTTGATTTCTTTCTAAAGCTATCACACAATCAGATAACTGTGCTATACTATTAGAACCTCTAAGATGTGATAAGCTAACTTGTATGCCATTCTCATGTCCTTTATTACCATCAACTCGTCTTAGATGAGATACTAATATTATACCTGCACCTGTTTCTTCAACCATACTTCTTAATCTAGTCATAATGTTGTCTATAGCTCGTCTTTCATCGCCCTCAGAGGTTGCACTAACTAACATGTGTAAGTGGTCTATTACTATCCATTTACAACCACAACCTACAATCATAAATCTAAGTTTAGAAAATATCTCATCTATATCTGTTGTGCCAAAGTGGGCATGAACCCATACTCTATTTTTATTATCGCCATCATATAGTATATCAAAAAACTTATCTATATCTTCTGTACTAAATTGTTCTCTTATCTGGTCAATGTAAAGTCTAGCATTAGCTTCAATAGATATAATACCATCTATTGTTCTTCGCCAATCTTCCTCTAAAGCTATAACACCTACATTGTCTTTTGTATTTTTTATCAAGTGATGCTCTAACTCTCTTGTGACACTTGACTTACCTAGTCCTGTGCCACCTGTTAAAGTCACTAACTCTCCTTGTCTAAGTCCATATAACTTTTTATTTATTCCCTCCCAAGGATAAGGAACACTTTCTTTTCTTTCTCTGTTATGAAACTTATCTCTAGTTTCAGATACATTTAAAACTCCTGTAGGAGTATATGTTTTTGCTGACCACCATGCCTCAACAAACTCTTTATGCTTATTATTTTTAAGCATATCATTGGGGTCTTTCCACCCATTAGGCATTGTCATTATTTTACACTTGGCAGGTTTAAACAGTCTTGCAACTTTTACTGATGCTTCTTTACCTGCTTTATCATTGTCAAAGGCAATAATAATATTTTCAAACTGCTCTAAAAATTCTAGGCTTTCTTTAACATCTTTTTCTGCACCTGCTGAACCTCTTTTAATTGATACTACTGCCCACTTACTACCTAGTAATTCATAGGTCGCCATAGCATCACACTCACCTTCTGTTATGGTTATATACTTAGCCTGTTTAAACAGTTGCTGTCCAAACAAACCTGTGTTTTCAAATGAGCCACTAAGATAAAATCTTTTGTCTTTTGAGTATCTAGTTTTAGTAGCACTTAGTTCGTGTCCATTATAGTAAGGATAGAAATGTTGAATAACATCTCCTGCCTTATCATGTAGTGCAGTCACACCATACTTCTGTGCTGTTGCCTTACTAATTCTCCTATCGGTCAAGTCTGCAAATGTTCCTTGACCAACAGGATTATCGTAAGAAGATTTTTTTGTAGTAGTTTCCATTACACTTTCCCCATTAAATAATTTATTATAATCAGGCATAAACTCGCCACAACTAAAACACTTAGCTGAACCATCAGTATTAATACCAACTGCATCGCTAGAATTACATAGTGGGCAAGGTTGATGCACCTTGTCAAATCCATTATTCATGCCACCCTCCATAGTGGGTTAATTACTATTATTATCGTTATCTGATTGAGCATCAGCTTCTACTAATGCATCATCAGGTAATAAAGGTCTTAATTCTTCTTGTAGTTTATCGTTAGACTTTTGTAAACTAATTTGCATTTGATTGTTAAATGCCATCTGACTCACATAAGCCTGTATTTGTTGTCTTACCTTTTCATCAGAAACATTTTCTGTATTGTAAGACTTACCATCAAAACTAATAATCATAATTAAAACTCCTCGTTATCAGGGTCAGCTTCGCCAAACTCAATTAAGTTATTAACTTTTACTGCAACTAACTCAGCAAAAGTTCCAAAGTCATTTGAGTAAGGTTTAAACTTTACTGTCACATCACTACCATTACCTACCAAAGTATCTAATGTATTACCATCAGTATCAATTAACTTTGGTGCAGGATTAGTAGCACCATCTCTGTTTGCAACTCTTTTAGCAAACTTAAAAGTAGGTTCTTCGTATTTTTCAACACCTGATTTATCTTTAACTCTTGATAAACCAATGCTTTCTAAACGACCAGCTTCATCTTCATTTGTTGTCAAGTATATTAAATACTGACCGAACTTATTCGGTGTAGACACACTTGCCCACAACGAACTTCCATTAGCATATTCTACTGCCATAATATAATCCTCCTATAGATTAAATTGTTGACCATTATAACATTTTCAGATTGAAAAGTCAATACCTGTTTTGAGGTATGTCACAGGCAAAACATTCAGAACTGAGTAGCATACGAAAAGGTGATTTATGAGGGTAATATGCTACACCTCTTTATGTTCAGTGCTAGTTTATTTAGTTTTAAGACTGCTTTGAACTCTAGCAAACTCAGTCTGCACATATTGGCTTTGTTGTTTATCGTCTGTTCAAACCCCTCGCTAAATGAGAAAAATCGGACTAGGCAGTTTTTTAGTTCCGAAGATAACTACCAACTCCTCCAACAGCAACATAACTATCGGTTTTTATCGTGCCTGTCAACACTATCCTTCCTTCGTCACTCTATATAAAATAGCTCAGACTTCTAGGCTTTTAGGTAGTCGCATGGTGGTTTAGTTCTCATTTGCGTTTTATCCTTAACCTTAATACATTCCAATCTACTAACAACTTAATGTCTTCAATCTCATACAGAAAGGATTTTACAAAGGCTCACTCCTACCTAAACTAAAAGCAAGGTGTTGTTTATATGACTTCTCCTAGCCTAACTTACAGAGTATATATCCTCTATTGTAAGTTACAAACTTCAGTTCCTCATCAAACAGCTATCATCCTTTAAGTCCTTGCTGTATTCTAGGACACCTTGCAAACTTTAAAATTCGACCCTCTAATTTCGCTTCTAACGAAAAGTTTTAGGGGTATCAAGGGTAAGATACCCCCTAATTTTAGTAATTATTAAACACATCTGTTATGATAGGCTCAACATAATCGTAGGCTACATCATCAAATGTATATATAAAATTACCTCCTTGTGTTTGTTGCTTGTTAAAAAATACAGGCTCATTAACCTCGTTTAAACAGTCTATCTCTTTATCAAACTGCTTTGCCTGTTGAGGTGTTAAATGCCAAGTCACTTCCCAAGGTGCTTCAGGGTGTGGGTAATATGTTATACCTTTATAACCAACATCTTCTTTTGTTCCTGTTGTTAAGTCTTTTAACATATACTCTCCTTTGCCATCTCGTCTATATCTTTAGATGATATTGTATCAGAAGACTGACTTGATAAATACTCTATCATTCCTCTAAACATAACTGTATCTGTCACAACACCCTCATGTTCAATACAATAATTAAATACATAATCTTTACAATCATCTTGCAAATCTTGTCTTGATATTATACACCATTCGTTTTCAACAAACTCATTAGCTTGTTCCATTATTAAATCATTAATTATATTACTCATTAAAAGTCTCCTTAAAATCCATTTTTATTCCTAACATATTTTCAAATAATTTCAATCCCTCTGTTGAATTTATTTCAGGTTCGTTAAAGTTTCTTCTTTCTTGGTTAGTTAAGTGCAACCAATATCTAAAGTTTTCATAGTCTGTTTTACTATCGTTCCATTCCCATCTTAATATTTCGCCCATCATTTTTATCTCCATAATTTTTTATCTTTATAAATTCATTTTCATCCGTGCCAATTAAATCTTGGCTATCATACCAATCATCAACTAACTTATCTAATTCTTCTTCCATATATACAACCTCCAAAGGTTAAAACAATTATAACATATAATTAACTTATTGTAAAGCATTTTCTTCAACATAATCTTTTAATTTAAAAATTACAAAATCTTTAAATGCGTTTTTAAATTCTTCCATATCCCAACCTCGTCTAGTATGATAACAAAATTCATATATTAAATTGTCATGCACTACAAAGTCTTGGTCAGTTTCTTTCATTCTATCACGAATACAATCAATAGTCAATGCCCAAATGACAAGAGATTTATTATCTTCCTCCCACTTAGTTATACTATCCCAATCTATCTTTCTTTTTCTACTTTCAAACCTAGTCATTATCTTTCTCCTTAGAAATGTCATCATAACCAGTTATACACTCCCAATGACAACTATTAGAATCAACTTCTTCTGTATCGCCACCTCCAGAACAAAATATATCTTCTGCTTCTTCATACGAATTAGCCATAACAGTAGTTTCTTCTACAACTTCTACAGTTCTAACAAATACATATTCTTTCTTTTTATCTCTACTCATCATTCACCCCTTGTTTCTCTTTGCTCTTTCATATTTTTAATAATTTCGATTAACAAATCTTCAAAATCATCTTCGTTATATAAATCTAATAGTTCAACTATCATACTTGTATTTGATTTCATGTTTCCTTTTCCTCCTCACTATTAAACCAAACTGCAAAACCTACTGCTATTGATACAAACAGTAAGAACAATATTATTATCTCAGCACTCATCATTCATCTCCTTATTTAAATGTTTATCTCTTTCTTCTTCGGTTTTAAACCAAGACCAATAAACATCATCATCTGCATAGTCTAAAACCTCATCTAACTTTTGATTTCCATACCATTGAACATACCCATAGATATAATTATCGTTATTATCTCCACTAAATTTGTATGCTTGTGTGTCATACCAATTAAATTTTTTGTAATTTATAATTTCGTAATCAGTCACTATCTCAGCACTCATCTTTTATCTCCTTTATATCTAAACACTCCCAATCTTTAGAAGCATCACGACCTATTGCATACCTTAATTCATCTCGACCTTTATCGTATGCTTCATCTTCGTCCTTTGCTTCTACAACATAATCGTATTGCAAAGCGACATACGGCATAAAAGATACTTTGTATTCTTTTGGTTTACTCATCATTCTCCTCCTCTAGTTTATCTTCATAAAAATATACAACTGCAACAGTTCCTTTTGTGGGGCTATCATGTACTGATAAATCCACATCATAAAACTCTGCATCTATTCTTTTACATAGTTCGTGCATAGTTAATTTATTCATCATTCAATCCTTGTTCTTCACTTGCCTCTAGTATTGCTCTGTCCATAATTGGCTCAGTAATCTCATAACAACTATCCCAATCACCATTCTGAGCAAAACTAACTGCTCTTGGAAAGTAGTAAGAGGCTCTCCTACTCTCATTACCACCACCATTATTATACAAATCGTGGTAAGCATTAACAAGTTTTCTAAACCTTTCTAGTTTAGGATTATCCTCTGCATTTTCTACATAACCTATATCAGGTATCAACTCCATTAGTTTATCTCCTAACTCTTGATACTTACCATTACTACTCCAATAATCACTCATTTCTTTTTCTCCTTTAAATTCATAGCGTTATCTAAATCAATAAAGTGATGATACTTTTTTAATACAGTAATATCTTCTACATCAACTTTATACTTTTCTATATATTCAAGTATATGCCTACTATCTATTAAATCATCTACATTTGTTATATCAATCATCTTCATTAACCTCGTTGCAATTTTCATCTAAGACTGCTTCCCTATCTGCCCATTTCCAATCGACCTCATATTCTTGGGTAGCTGAAAAAGTTTTTTCAGTACCATCTTTATAATCAATATCTAATTCAGAGTGTTTAATTCGATAATCTTTTACTTTATCCCAATCAATACCTAACTCGTCTAAGTCAAATTCTATTGTTTGATGATAGGTTGCTTGTATGTATTTTGGTTTCATCTTTGTTCTCCTACCCATTATGCTATCAGTTATTAAGTCTGCTTGTGCCTTAATATCTTTATCGTCTATCATTATACACCTATGAATGAAAGGTAGTGCTTACCAAAGTTAAATACTCTGCCTCGCCCTGTAGCATAAGTGCCATACTTACTTTGCATACCTCTCTTATGATATGCAACTCTAAATTTAAAACCTAGAATACTACAATGTGTGTATCTAGTATTGAGGTAATTATTACCACTAAAAGTTTTTATGCTAAACATATTGCCCTCCTTGTTGGCTCGTTTAAACAGACTACACTTTTTTATGTAGTAGTAGTCTTTTACTACAGAAAATAAAAGGGAAACTTTTGATAAAAAATCTACTCATTCCCCTGTTAGCATTTGGTTTTTTATACAAAGTATAGGTTATAGTTTATAGTTATTAGTCAAATGTCATTACCAAAAAACACGACCTCCTAGAGCTACACTAACATTCTCGCCCCAAATTAAAAGTGTGATGAGGGAAAATACACAGTTGCAATCCACATATTTTCCCCAGACCAAGCGAGTTTACCCCTTCTCCACACTTGCCGTACAAGTGGCTGGACTTGAACCAGCGACCTCTCAGTCCTTAATTTTTGCTACGACTCACACATGTCGTAGGTTCTGATATTGTTTTGTTGGGTATCCCCTACCTTCAGTTCAATATAGGATGAAACAACTCTCTTATTCGCCAAGAGTCCTATATAGACTAGCTTATCTCTTACTCATCACAGATATTTCAATCATTACCTCTATCCTTTCTCAACAGTATCTCTAATCACCCCCATCCCATAACATTCAATTTGACTTTCATATTCTGCTCAGTCTATGTCTTTCGACTCTTTAAGCTGTTGTTAGCTCTGTTATGTTGAGTTTACTTAGTTTTCATTACAAAAAGCGATATTGTAGTTATCATGTCAGCATCACCTAGTATTACCTTTGGCTCGTCTCCATGTGCCTAGTAGCTTAATTCAGCATCAAGACTATTACCTCTTGAGTTCATACTTGTCTAAAAGCAAGTTCGGTATCCTGTCCTCTACTTCAATTAACCCAATGTATTACTTCTCTGCCCCACAAACATTAACATATATCCTACTCTCTCTGCTATCTTATCCCTAAGACTACTCAAGTCCTCAGATATAAAGATGTCTTTTCACCTATGTCTGTCTACACTTCATATAGTTTTATATTTTCAGAAACCATTCCTGATGGTATCAAAACATATCATTAAGTTAGTTTAAGAAACAAGAACCCTCTCGGTGAAAATGTGTTCTAAATCTTGCCTCAGTGGAGTTGCCTCTTTGTTTTATATCGTCAAACTCCCAAGCCGATATTTAAGTATTGTTTCATACTTTTTTAATCTTGTCAATAGTAAAATTAAAATAAGTATGTGTTTTTATTTTCTTCTTTAGAATGTTTAAACACTCTATTATCTTTTACTCTAAAGCTAAGTATTTTATTTCTTCAAGTTTCTCTACAAGCTCTCTATTATTTGTTGGAATACCTTGCTCTCCATCAAATAAATCGTCTATTGCCTCATCAAGTGTGATACCATCTACACTATCTCCTGCGATAAACTCTCCACCATAATACATAATCATATTATTTAAAAATATTTTTAGCTTTACAAATTTTTCGTTATCTTTAACATTTCTTTTTTCTTCCATTTTTACCTCACAATGTTTAAACCAATTATTGAAAATATTACCACTAAACTAAATTGGAATAGTTTAACTTTATAAAAATGATTATCATACAGATAATCTAGTTTGTCAAATAATTTTTTCATACTCTTTAATATTTTTGATACCAATAATCTATGCCACGAAAATTAACACTATCATAATAGTATTGTTGGTCACGGGCAAAAGCCTCTATGTCTATATAACATTCTAAAGCCTCATCTACTTGATTAACTTCACGAAAGTAATCCCACATATAATCTTCAAAATAACTATCTCTAATAAAAAACACTCCAAACTTTAAGTCCTCCAAGCCCTCAGTATAGTTATCACAATACTCCTCCACTATACTTTGTAATGCTTTTACCTTTTCCTCAAAGTCTTTATCGTCTTTATACTTTTCTATATATTCAAGTATATCTCTACTATCTATTATATCATCTACATTTGTTATGTCAGTCATTTTCGTTCTCCTAAACCAAGCCTCTGTTTTTTGCTTGATGTAATTTAATTTCTTTTAATTTAGTTAATTCTTTTAATCTTCTTTTGTGATAAGGTAAATTTGGCTCACAATACAAAGCATTACCAATCCAATCTTTCGTTTTTTGAATTTCTAAAATTAAATTTACTAACTCTTTAATTCTACCTCTATCGTTCATTTTAATTTTTACTCCTTAGAGTGTTTAAACACCCTCAACAATTTACATACAAAATGTAAGATGTTGTGAGGACTATACAACATCTTACTAATTTTGTCAAGCTGGATAATAAATACAATATGGATTATATCGTATCTCCATATTATCTTTAAAATCAAATGTACTACTTGCCTCCAAAAACCACTTATGATTTTTCTGATAAATATTAAAAGGGGTATATCTATTCATTCTGTCCTTTGTGGTGACTGTTTTGTGTCCACCTGAATTTAAAACAATTTTGTCTGAATAGTGTATAACTACTTCTGTTTCATGTAGTCTGATACCAAAACCACCATCATCACGCACAACTAAATATGTGTTATTATCTAGCTTTCTTTTTTTGGTCTTTGCTAGTTCTCGAAAATATCTGAACATTTGGTTGTAATTAGACTGTTTAAACATTCTTACACCCCCAATAATTTTGGAAAACCTGCAAACTTTTGCTTAGTATTTTTTGCGTAAATAACACTTCTTTCTCTTTTTAATAGTTTGCCATTTGCGTGTATTGTTCTGCCTGTGTGTTTACAAACTCGTCTGATAAACTCACCTGTAATAGAGCAAAATTTATAACCATGCCTACTCGACCTAAACACCTTTTGAATGTCTAGTATATTTTTATTATTAAAACCTTTTTCAATATCAACAGCTTTAATACTTTCGATTTTAAAAAACTGATTTTTGTTATCAGCTTTTATATTTACAATCTGAAACATACAATTTCCTCGTTGTGTTTAAACACTCTAAGACTTTTAGTTTTAAAGTGCTAAATTTCAGTATTACTATCTAAACATTTTTTTAGTCTGTTGTCAATACCTTTGAGTAAATTTATTAACTTTTTTTTAAAAGTGTTTAAACAGTTTTAATATTATAATATATTATAATATATATAATAATTATTATTATAATGTCTTACAATATTATTATAATAATAATAGGTTATATTAAAGACTTTTGCAAGTGTTTTTAAAATATTCTGTGTTTTTTTATTTTAGGTATTGACAAATAAAAATTGTTTCTCTCAGGTTCTGTTTTGAGTTCTAAGAATAATTTATTAAATATCCATAGCCTAGCATTAAAAATCTTTTTTAAAATGTTCTGTAAAAGTCAAGTCTTTTTTAAAATTGTTGCTAAATTGTCACATAAAAAACTACTAATAAAAAAACTACCTATTATTTTTTATAACCTATTGACATATAAAAATTGTTTCTCTCGTTGTCTAATTTCAATTCTAAGACCTTTTTATTAATTATTGGTATCCATATACCAAAAACTTTTTTTAAAATGTTCTGTAAAAGTCAATAAATTTTATTTAATTGTCACAAGATTGTCACATTTAAACTTATAATACATTATAAATATTATTTATATTTCATAATATAATAAATATTTATACTTAATTATAAATATAAATTATATCTTACAAACATAACAAATATTTATACTTAATTATAAATATAAATTATGAAATGTTTAAACAGTCTAAATTTAGACAATAAAAAAAATATTAAAAAGTTCTTGCATTTAAGTTGAAAATATGCAGAATAGTACTTAATGAAGTTATATTTTTTGTTTAAGGAGGACAGATAATGAAAAATAATAAATCATTAAATCGTGAAACATGGCTAAAAATGGTCACTACAGAGCATTTAAGCAAGTTGTTTAAACAAGCTGGAAATTATGTAATTCCAGAAGATGTAAAAGTTAGTTGTGGATTTCCACCATCTGGAAACAGAGGAACAAAGCAAAAAACTCTCGGAGTTTGTTTTAATAAAGCAAGTTCAGTAAATGGTGTAAATGAAATATTTATATCCCCTGTCTTAGATGATACTTCAAGGGTGTTAGATGTTTTAATACATGAACTTATTCATGCTGTTGATGATTGCGTACATGGTCATAAAGGACTGTTTAAACAGATTGCACTAGCCGTAGGCTTAGAAGGTAAAATGACTTCAACAGTTGCTGGTGAAGAGCTACAGAAAAAGCTTAAAGCAATTATTAAAGAAGTTGGGGAGTATCCACATAGCGAGTTGCAATTATCTGGTAAAAAGCAAACTACAAGAAATATAAAACTTGCTTGTAATTGTTGTGAGTTCTCATTTAGAACATCAAGAAAGAATATCGAATTGATGGAACTAAAAGCATGGGAGTACACAGACTGCCAAATTATATGCCCAGCTTGTGTAGATGGTAATTTAAATATTGAGACTAAGGAGGGAGAATAAATGTTTGATTGGCTTAGTGACTTTGACCAATTTGAGGATTTAAAGTTTAACGAAAAACCACCGAGATAAAATCCCCAAATTGTAAGCCCCCCACCTAGGGGGGTTTTTTTTTGGGAGTGTTTAAACAGTCTGTCTAATTTTTTTAGAATTTATAAAATTTGTAAAATCCTTTTTAAAATTAATTTTACAAATTCATTAAATTTTACAAAGGCTCGTTAACTAGATTATTCAATTTACAAATTTGTAAAATTTTGCACATGGTTTATCCCCTTGTAAAATTTGTGAAATGCTACAGGGTGTTTAAACGGGGTGGGCAGGGTGACAGGGGGGGTGTACCGGTATATATATAATGGACATACATTTCACAAAGATTTATAGTGTTAACCAGATGTTAAATCGCCCTAGTTTTGATGTAGTTTTTTACCAGATTTTGCAAGGGGATATATAAGACTTGTTTGACTCGGTTGTATATTAGGTGTATATGCAACCCTGCCAAACTTACAGTTTTATTATACACTTTTATTTGTTATTTGTCAAGGGGTTTGGCAAACTTTACACAATTTGCTAAATACTATTGACAAACTGGTAAATAAAATGTATAATATGTTTATGAGTTATTTAGAACCTCGTAAGAAAACTCTTACAGAGAAACAACAAAAGTTCTTAGATTGTCTTGTGGAAACACAAGGCGACCCTAAAATAGCAGCCGAATTAGCAGGTTACTCAGGCAATCATCAACAAGTATTAAAAAGTCTTAAAGATGAAGTGATAGATTTAGCCTCGGAGGTACTTGCAAGGTCTGCACCTAGGGCAGCTTTTAAGTTGATTGAAGTTATGGAATCGAATAGACCGGTGCCACAAGCTAATAATAAACTACAAGCAGCTCAGAATATATTGGATAGAGTCGGTGTTACTAAAACAGAACGGCTCAATGTTAATCACATGTCAGGGGGTGGTATCTTTATACTGCCTGAAAAACAAGATGTGATTGATGCTACTTATGAGAATATAAATAATGAAGATATTCCTGACTGAAATTAATGACCCCTTTGGCGATAAAAAGTTTATAGGTCCTTATATAAGAGCAGAATCGTTAGCAGAAGCTGAAAAAATTGCTTATGAGTATGAGTTAATTTTAGTTGGTGAATTACATGAATTAGTAACAGAAGAAGAGGAACCTAAAAAAGTTATACACTAATGCCACATGCCGATAGAAAAACAGCAATGCTTAAAAAATATGGATTGAAAGGAGTTAATAAAGCTAAACGAACTCCTAAACATCCTACTAAATCGCACATGGTTTTAGCCCAAGAAGGTCATAAGATAAAACTTATCAGATTTGGTCAACAGGGTAAAAGAATAGGTACTCTTGAAGGTACATCTGGTAAGCCTAAAGCAGGTGAGTCAGATAGAATGAAAGCAAAAAGAAAATCTTTTAAAGCTCGACATGCTAAAAATATTGCTAAAGGCAAGATGTCAGCAGCATGGTGGGCAGATAAAGTTAAATGGTAGATACTATGTTAGATAAAATATTACAATGGTTAGGTTTTATTTGGGTTAGAAATAGAGATTCAAGAGGTCGCTATGTTCCAGATAAAAAGAAAACTAAGTTTAGAAATGAAGCTTGGAAGCTACAGAGAAAATAATGCCTCAAATAAATAGCGAAGAACAACCAATAAAATTTAAAACAGGTACAATAGCCGGTAAAGGTTCTAAAGCCAGACCCGGAGTTTATACTAAAGAGTATAGAGATAATTTTGATAGGATATTTAAAAATGCCAAGAAAAGCGAAAACAAAAACTAAAAAAAAGAGTAAGTCTCGAGTTAACGAAGCTGGTAATTACACCAAGCCGAGTATGCGTAAGAGGCTATTCGAGAGGATTAAAGCCGGTTCTAAAGGTGGTAAACCCGGTCAGTGGTCAGCTCGAAAAGCCCAGCTTTTAGCAAAAGAATATAAAGCTAAAGGTGGAGGCTATAAATAATGTCTCGTAGTGCAGCTCAAAGAGCAGCCATTGCAATAGCTAAGAAAAAATCAGGTAAGTATAATAAAGCAGGAAAAAGGACAGCACCCTATGCCAGACCCGAAAAAAGGAACAGGAAAAAAACCAAAAGGTAGTGGTCGTAGATTATATACTGACGAAAATCCTAAAGATACAGTTAGTATAAAGTTTGCTACCCCAGCAGATGCTAGAGCAACTGTTGCTAAAGTTAAAAGAATAAAAAAACCTTATGCTCGTAAAATACAAATACTTACTGTTTTAGAACAAAGAGCCAAGGTTGCAGGTAAAAACGAACAAGCAAGAATAGCTAAAAAAGGTAAAGAAGCTATTAGAAAAAAAAATAAAAAAACAAAGTGAAGTATGAAGAACAGCTTGAATTACACTTACAAGTTACAAGAGATGCAACTCCTAAAGAGTGTCAAGAGTGGTTTGAACAAGAACTTAAACCTCAAGCAGATATACAGTTTAAGGTAATTTTTCTAGCAACTATTATGCAAGTTGTATCATGGTTGTTAGTTATGTCTTCATTTTTTTGGAAAATTTAATATGGCAAAAAAAATTAAAAAATTAAAAAAGTCTCAGAAAAGTTTAGTAGATTGGGGTAATCAAAAATGGACAACCAAATCAGGTAAACCATCTGCTAAAACTGGAGAAAGATATTTACCTGAAAAAGCTATTAAATCTTTAACAGCAGCTGAATATGCTGCAACAAGTCGTAAAAAAAGAAAAGATACTAAAAAAGGTAAACAATTTTCTAAACAACCTAAAAGAATAGCTAAAAAAACTAGCAGATATAGAAGATAAAATAATGTTACTGCCTGATGGTTATATAAGAAGAACCTCATCAACTATACCTTTTGGCTATGAAGAGTCAGGTGTAGTTGGACATTTAAAACCTATACCAGAACAACTAGAAGCATTAGAGGTTGTTGAAGACATGTTAAATAAACAAGAAATAAGTTTACAAACAGCATCAGATTGGCTAGACTATAAAGTAGGTCGAACATTATCAAAAGCCGGACTTAAAAAATACATGGATAAAAAATATGGCAAAGAAAGGCAGACCAACACTAGATGAAGTTCTTAGTGATGTAAAAAAAGCAAAAGTTCAAAAAACTAAAGTTAAACGAACTTTAAAAACTAAAGAAGCTCAAATTAAAAAGTTGGAAACAACTTTAAACAACAAAAAAAATTCCTTAAAGAAATCTAAAGAAGTTTTGTCTAAACTTGACAAGACCTCAGACAATCAAGTTATATCAGAAGATAAATTAAAAGATTTGCCACAATCAGTAGCTGATGCCATAAGTTCAGATACAGTATTGTTTCAACCCAACGAAGGACCACAAACTGATTTTTTAGCTGCAGATGAAAAAGATGTTTTGTATGGTGGTGCTGCTGGTGGTGGTAAATCCTATGCTATGTTAGTAGACCCTCTAAGATACTGCCATAAGAAAGCACATAGAGCTTTAATTCTTAGAAGGTCTATGCCTGAACTTAGAGAACTTATTGATAAGTCTAGAGAATTATATCCACAAGCATTTCCCGGTGCTAAATTTAGAGAAGTTGAAAAAGTTTGGAACTTTCCATCAGGAGCTAAAATTGAATTTGGCTTCTTAGAAAAAGATGCAGATGTTTACAGATACCAAGGACAAGCATATTCTTGGATAGGTTTTGATGAGATTACTCACTTACCTACAGAGTTTGGGTGGAATTACTTAGCATCTCGTTTAAGAACAACAGATAGAAGTATTAAAACATATTTAAGATGTACAGCTAACCCCGGTGGTGTAGGTGCAACTTGGGTAAAGAAAAGATATGTAGACCCAGCAGAACCGAATAAGTCTTTCGCAGGTTCTGATGGGTTATCTAGAAAATTTATACCAGCTAAATTAGTAGACAACCCTTATCTTGCTGAAGATGGTGTTTATGAAAAAATGCTACAATCTTTGCCTCCAACACAAAGAAGACAGTTATTAGAAGGTAATTGGGATATTGCAGAAGGTGCTGCATTTGCAGAATTTGAACCAGAATCACATATTGTAGCTCCTTTTGAGATACCTGTACATTGGCAAAGAGTAAAAGGTATTGACTATGGTTATGCTTCAGAGAGTTGTTGCTTGTGGGGTGCAGTTGATATAAATGATGGCACTTTAATAATTTATAGAGAATTATATCAAAAAGGCTTGACAGGAGAAGAATTAGGTGGTATAATATCTAATATGGAACTAGAAGACCCAGTTTCAGTTTCAGGGGTACTTGATACTGCAGCTTGGGCAAGAACAGGAACGACTGGTCCTACTGTTGGAGAAACTCTGCAAAAGATGGGTCATAAACTCAGACGAGCAGATAAGAATAGAATACAAGGGAAAATACAAATACATGAGTATTTAAAAGTGCAACCTAGTGGCAGACCTAGATTACAAATTTTTAATACTTGTAAGAATTTAATTAGAGAATTGCAAAGTATTCCATTGTCTAAAAATAATTCAGAAGATGTAGATACCCATGCCTCAGACCATGCTTATGATGCATTACGATACATGATAATGAGCAGACCAAGAGTGCAATCTACTTATGATGAATTAAAAAGATTAAAAGAACAATCGTATTTTAATCCAGCAGATTCGACTTTTGGATATTAAAATATGGCAGACGAAAAAGACAATTCATTTTTAAATGCAAACGAAATCTACGAAGATGTAGAAGGTGAAGCTGGTAAGAATTTAAATCTTATAGCAGACCAAAAAATAAACTTAGTAGGTTTAATTCAAAGTAGATTTACTCTTGCTGAAGAATCTAGAGATTCAGATGAAACTAGATGGCTTGAAGCTTATGAAAACTATAGAGGTTTGTATGGTAAAAGAGTTAAATTTAGAGAATCAGAAAAATCTAGAGTTTTTGTAAAAGTTACAAAGACAAAAGTATTAGCTGCATTTGGTCAGTTAGTAGATGTTTTATTTGGCACTGGTAAATTTCCAATAGGTATTAGTGAAACTAAAATATCTGAGGGTGAATTTGATAATGTATATTTAGATTCTCAAAATCCTCAACCCGGAATAGAAATGTCTGAGCCTATGGAAATAGAGCCAGACAATATTGGTAATCAAATAGGTGGACCTTTTGATATTGGTTATGAAGGTGATGGTAAAGTTTTAAAGCCCGGAGCTACTTTTGGCGATGGGATATTTGAAGAAAATGAGTTATCATTAGAACAACAAGCAAAAAATTTAGGAATATTACAAGAAGGTTTAGTTCCAAATCCACAAACACCTGAAATGTCTCCAGCACAGAAAGCTGCGAGAAGAATGGAAAAATTAATTCATGACCAAATAGAAGAATCAAATGGTTCTTCAGAAATGAGGAGTGCTTTATTAGAATCAGCACTATTAGGAACAGGAATTATTAAGGGTCCTTTTAATTTTAACAAAACTCTTAATAATTGGCAAATGAATGAAATGGGTGAAAGAGAATATTCACCTGTACAAGTTAGAGTTCCAAGAATTGAATTTGTAAGCTGTTGGGATTTTTACCCAGAACCCGGAGCAACAAATGTAGAAGAATGTGAATATATAGTACATAGACACAAACTTAATACTTCACAAATTAGAGCATTAAAAAATATGCCTTACTTTGATAAAGAAGCAATTAGAGAAGCAATTCAAAATGGACCTAACTATATTGAAAAAGACTTTGAAAGTCAACTGAAAGAAGACTATGATACTGAAGAAGCTTATGGAAATTCTTTTGAAGTATTAGAGTATTGGGGTATCATGGATGCTAAGTATGCCAAAGAAGTAGGTATAGAGTTAGCAGATGAAATTGATGAGTTAGATGAAGTGCAGATTAATGCATGGATTTGTGGTGATAAGTTACTAAGAGCAGTAATAAATCCATTTACACCATATAGAATACCTTATCATGCTTTTCCTTACGAAAGAAATCCATATAATTTTTTTGGTATAGGAGTTGCTGAGAATATGAATGATTCTCAACAAATTATGAATGGTCATGCTAGAATGGCTATTGATAACTTAGCATTGTCAGGTTCTTTGGTATTTGATGTTGATGAATCAGCATTAGTAGGTGGACAAAATATGGAAATCTATCCGGGTAAAATTTTTAGAAGACAAGCTGGAATGCCGGGACAATCTATATATGGATTAAAGTTTCCTAATACTGCACCTGAAAACATGATGATGTTTGACAGGTTTAGACAACTTGCTGATGAACAAACTGGCATACCAAGTTATTCACATGGTCAAACCGGAGTTCAAAGTATGACAAGAACTGCCTCTGGTATGTCTATGTTACTTGGAGCAGCAAGTTTAAATATCAAAACAGTTGTTAAAAATCTTGACGACTTTTTGTTAAAGCCTTTAGGAGAATCATATTTCGCATGGAATATGCAATTTTTTGAAGGTAGTTTAGATATACAAGGTGATTTAGAAGTTAAGGCAACAGGTACTAATAGCTTGATGCAGAAAGAAGTAAGAAGTCAAAGATTGACAATGTTTTTACAAACTGCCCAAAATCCAACTATTGCACCATTTGTTAAGATTTCTAAATTGGTTAGTGAACTTGCTTATAGCTTAGATTTAGACCCTGATGAGATTTTAAATGACCCTGAAGAAGCAGCTATAATGGCACAAATAATAGGAATGCAAAATGCTAGACAAGAAATTGGCGAAGAAGTTGAACCTACTGGTGAACAACAAGGACCTATGGGAGGCATTGCTGGAACACCTCAACAACCTCAAGAGCTTGGACCTACAGGCACTGGTGGTGGCAACATCGGAATCGGAAATGCTCCGGTTGCAGGGGAAGATGCGTTCAGTGGTACAGTTGGAGCAGCTCAAGGAGCAGGTACAGGAAGCCCTGAATAGAAAAGAATAATTATGAAACACGAAAACGAAAAAGAAAAAGATAGTTTATTAAAACCAGATTTTTTAGATTTGGATGGTGATGGCAATAAAGAAGAGCCTATGAAAAAAGCTGCTCAAGATAAAGAAGAAATGAGAGAACCTAAAGCAGAAGGTGGCGACCCAGTAGCAGATAGAGGTCCTAAATTTAACTTTACTAAAGATGGAGGTCCTGAAGGTAGGACAGCAGATACAAATAAGATAAAAAATCCTAACGATTTTACAGAAGAAATATCAGAAATTAGAAAAGAATTTAATAAAGCATTTAGAGAAGCTAGAAATGAAGGTTTAGAAACTTTTATGTTTAGAGGTGATGAATACCATACTAGATTAAAAGAAGAAATGAGAGAACCTAAAGCAGATGGTGGCGAAATGGAAATGCTACCCGATGAACAAATGGAAGAACAATTTGTAGACTTTGTGATAGATGAAGCTCTATCCGACAAAGAAGAGTCTATGTTAATGGAACAACTAGAAGCTAATCCTGAGTTGAGTATGATATTCGACAAAGTAGTGGAGAAAGCTTCGGAGTTTACTGGAGCCGGAGAAGTCGAAGGACCCGGCACAGGAGTCTCTGATTCGATACCTGCAAGGTTATCGGATGGAGAATTTGTCTTTACAGCAAAATCAGTAGAGCAGATTGGTGCAGACAACCTTATGAAAATGATGAAGGATGCCGAAGCTGCTTTTGATTCTGCTGGAGAAGATAGGAAAGCTATGCAAGAAGGTGGTTCTCAAAACATGTCAATGGACATGGAAGAGGATAGACCTGACAATACTAAAAGAGTTGAAATGACTTATAACATTAATCGACCAGAATCGGTTTCTACAGTGAATCCACTGTTAGCAAAAGATGAAGAAGAAGACCTTATAAGTCAAGAACTTAAAAAAGGTATGTTAGGTAGACCTAATATGCGTAGTTAAATTTAACCGAAAGGCGACCTTTACAAGACAAGCCCTGCATGTACAGCAGCTACCTTGAAAGATTGTTAAAGCACTTAATAGGAGAATAAGATGGCTAAAAAAGAAGAAAAAGCTAACCCATATAATATGAAAAAAAGTTGGCACAATGTAGAAGATAAACAATTTGTTTCATCTGAATCAGTGTACTTTCCAGACCCAGAAAGTAATTCTGTAGAAGAAAATACTGAAGAGTCTGTTCAAGAAGAACAAGAGATTCAAGCAGAACAAAAAGGTGACTACAAGCGACCCGACTATAAAAAACGATATGATGATTTGAAAAAACATTATGATAGTAAACTTAATGAGTTTAAACAGAAAGAGCTTGAACTTATAGAACAAGCACAACAAGGTCAGGTAAAATATACCCCACCTAAATCTGAAGAAGAACTTGCTGAGTTTAAACAAAAATATCCTGATGTTTATGATGTAGTAGAAACAGTTGCTACTATGCAAAGCGAAAGCAGAGCAAAACAACTTGAAGAAAAGGTAAAACTTTTACAAGAAAGAGAACAGCAACTTGTTAGATTAGATGCTGAGAAAGAACTCAAGGCAAAGCATCCTGATTTTGACGATGTTAGAAACAGTGATGATTTCCATGATTGGGCAAAATCTCAACCTGAGTCTATACAGAATTGGATTTATAAAAATTCTGACGACCCAGAAGCAGCAAGTCGAGCTATAGATTTATTTAAATCAGATATGGGAGTAACTAGCAAACAACAAAAGCTATCAGCCGGTCCTAAACAAAAGCTTTCGGCAGCAGACATGGTGTCTACTAAGACAACTAATGTTGAGCCACAACAAGCTAAAGTTTGGAGCCAACAGGAGATTCTAAATTTATCTCCGGCTGAGTTTGATAGACTTGAAAAAGAAATCGACAAAGCATGGGATGAAGGAAGAATTAATTAATTAACTTAATTTTTAACCCATAGGAGGGACGAAAAAATGGCACAGTATTTTGAACCTAGTCCAGATACAAATGCAAACTTCGGTAACTCTGTGAGTGGTCAGAATAATAGTTACTTCTTACCTGCAATTTATTCTGCTAAAGTATTAAACTTTTTCAGAAAAGCAAGTGTAGTAGAAGCTATTACAAATACCGATTACTCCGGAGAAATTTCAAACTATGGTGACTCTGTACTAATTATCAAAGAACCTGAAATTAGTGTAGCAGATTACACCAGAGGAAGTGACCCTAGTGCAACAAAATTAACAGACCAAGAAACATCTTTGGTTGTTGATTCAGCAAAAGCTTTTAAATTCATCGTAGATGATATTGAAAGCAAAATGTCACATGTTAACTTTAAAGAGGTGGCAACATCATCAGCAGCTTATGCTTTAAGAGACTCTTTTGACTCTTCAGTATTAGCATCAATGTTTAGTGGTGTTTCATCTTCTGGACCAGACCATATTATAGGTGCTGATGCAGCTTCTGCATCTCAAAACCTAGGTCAACATCAAGGTGGTTCTAACTCTATCGACCTTTTAGGTTCTGATGGAACAGGAATTGACCCATTAGATGTTATGGCTTTTATGGCTAGATTACTTGACGAGCAAAATGTACCTGAAGAAGGTAGATGGTTTGTTGCTCCTCCAAGTTTTTATGAGCAACTATCTCAATCTGGTTCTAAGTTATTAAGTGTGGACTTTAACGCAGGTCAAGGTTCTATTAGAAATGGTTTAGTTTCTAGTGGAATGTTAAGAGGCTTTAGTATGTACAAGTCTAACAATGTTGCTGCTACATCTACATGTAGTGGTAAAGTGTTAGCTGGACATATTTCCTCATGTGCAACTGCTCAAACAATTATCTCAACTGAGGTTCTAAGGGACCCAGATTCATTTGGTGATATTGTAAGAGGATTGCATGTTTTTGGAACAAAAGTTCTAAGACCTGAAGCATTAGTTTCAGCATTTTACACAATAGACTAGAAATAGTTAGGAGGGGTCTTCGGACCCTTCCATTTTTTAAGGACAACAATTATGAAACATAAAAAAGAAGAAAAAATGTCTTACAAAAGAGGTGGCTACGCAATGGGTACTATGGCAGAAAAACCTAGAAAACCTATGATGGGTGGTGGCGAAAGAATGCCTATGAAACATGGTGGTATGCACGACTATGGTTCAGTAAAAGAACTAGAAAATGCATGTCGAGGCGATGTAGGATATAACGAATCATTAAAATCAAAAGAAGATAAATAATGAAAGTTAAAGCACCTAAAGGTTATCATTGGATGAAACAAAAAAATGGTAGCTTTAAAATAATGAAAAACCCTAAAGGTGGTTATAAACCACATAAAGGTGCAAGTTTAATGGCAAACTTTGCAATACAAAAGGTACACAGCAAATAAAATGTTAAGTGAAGCACAAACAAAAAAATTAATAGCTGCATTAAAGAAAGCTTCTAAAAGTCATGCTGGTCAAGCTAAGATTTTAGAAAGGTCTTTAAAGGCTAATAATAAAAAGAAAAAGTAATGGCAACAACATATCTTGGTTTAACAAATGAATTGTTAAGAGAACTTAATGAAGTTCCTCTTACTTCTTCTAGTTTTTCAGGAGCAGTAGGCTTTCAAGCATTTGTTAAAGATGCAATAAATAAATCTATATTTGATATTGCTAATCAAGAACCACAGTTACCTTTCTTTTCAGCTGGAGTTAGTGGTAGCACAGACCCTTTTTATGGCAATACTACAGTTGCTACAGTAGCAGGAACTAGATGGTATTTACTAAATTCTAGTAGCTCAAGTTTAACAACTGACTTTGCCTCAATAGATTGGGATGATTTTTACCTAACAACAATAAATGTTTCTGGAGAATCAGCTCCTTTTATTTCAAAAGGATTACGATTTGTAAATCTTAATGAATGGAGAAGATACTACAGAGATAGCGAAAACGAAGATGATGCTGGTAATCAGCAGTTTGGAGAACCTAAATTTGTAATTAAGTCTCCAGATAATAGAAAGTTTGGATTAAGTCCAATACCTGATAAAGTTTATAATGTGCATTTTTATGCCTTTACAAAACCCACAGCTTTATCAGCACATGATGATACTATAGTATTACCAGAACAGTATAGTAATGTTATAACTTCAAGAGCAAGATATTACATTTGGCAATTTAAAGAATCTCCTCAACAAGCAGCATTTGCTTTAGAGGATTATAAAAAAGCTATGAAATACATGAAGTCAAATTTAATAAATCCTGCTCCTAAATTTATGACAGACGATAGAACTTATTTTTAATTATGGCTCGTTCACAACCTTACGCAGTTGCTTGTGACGGAGGATTAGTTACTGCTTCTAATGCTTTAGATTTAGTAAGAACTCCCGGAGTAGCAACGAAGTTACAAAATTTTGAAGTTTCTGTAAAAGGAGGCTACAGAAGAGTTAGTGGTTTTGCTAAGTTTGGTGGCGATAGTGCTGTTAAACCTTCAGGTTCTACAGATACTATATTAGGAGTATTTCCTTACGCAGATGGAGTTATAGCTTGTGTAAGTGATGATATTTATTTTAGTAATACAGGCACAAGTTGGTTACAAATAAATAGAAGCTCAGTAGCATCTAGTGGTGATAACCATACTGCTTTTACTGGTAGAAGTGTTTTAAACAGAACAAGTCAAGGACAAGTACAGTTTGCTTTATTTGAAACAGCTACATCTAATTATGGCACAGTATTCATGGCAGATGGAGCTAATAAAATTTATAGTTTTAGAATGGAAGGAACTGGTATATTAACTTCTAGAACTTTCTTTTCAGAAGAAGTTGATGTTACAAGTTCTAAACATGTAAAGTTTATAGCTTTGCATAATAAACATTTAATAGCAGCTGGAGTCGAAGATAATTTAAACACTATATTTTTTAGTGCAGTTTCAGGAACTAATAGAAATACTATTGACCCTACAAGTTTTAGTGGTACAGGTTCAGGAAGCATAGTATTAGAAGACCAAATTGTAGGTATAAAAAGTTTCAGGAACGAATTATTTATATTTTGTAGAAATAGTATTTTTAAATTAGTAAATATAGAAGATTCAAGCAATATAGCAGTAGTTCCAGTTACAAAGAATGTGGGATGTTTAAGTGGTTATAGTATTCAAGAGATTGGTGGTGACTTAATATTTTTAGCACCAGATGGTCTTAGAA